GAACAGTTTTTTGGAATAATGCAGCACCGACAAATAAAGTAGTTTCGTTAGACACTGATACAGGTGTAAATGGTTCAAGTAGAACATATGTTATGTACTGCTGGCATAGTGTACCAGGCTTCTCAAAATTTGGATCCTACACTGGAAATGGAAATGTAGACGGTCCATTCATATACACCGGGTTCAAGCCGTCATTTTTAATAGTTAAAAATCGTCAAAGAGCAACGGGTTGGTATATGTATGATAATAAACGAACACCGTTTAATGAAATGGATGGTCATCTTTTTCCTAACGATAGTACAGCTGAAACAACAGGATCAGAAGAAATAGATTTTTTATCAAATGGATTTAAATTTAGAGGTGATAATTCAGGTAGTAATAGATCTGGAGAAGTGTTTATCTATATGTCATTTGCAGAACACCCATTTAATGGTGATGGCAGTACAGCATTTGCTACAGCAAGCTAGATAAATTAAAAAATATTATAAATAGAATAAAAAGGAGATAAAATGGCAGAAGCACCAATAGTTGATCAACCAAAACCTGAAGCTATGAATATGACACAAAGTTCAGCTAGAGATGCAGTTGATGCATTAGCATCAGGAGATACTCAAAAATTTAGAACTGCAGTAAATGATATGTTAGCTAATAAAGTAGCAGATTATTTAGATGTAAAAAAATTAGATGTTGCTCAAAACTTTATGAAGCAACAAGAAGTTGATCCTGAGAAAGATGTAGTTTCTGATGTTGAAATAGACGACGAAGAAAATCAGGAGAAAAAAGATGAAGAAGTTTAAAGAGCTTTATGAAAAAGTTTCTAAGAAAGCATCTGTCAATGTAGGTGGTCCATCTGCTGACTTTGTTTACGGAGATCAAGATGATGATGAAGAAGCAACTACATATAAGCCAAGAGCTCAAGGTGAAGTTGAATATTCAAATCAACATACAGTAACTAAGAAGGATCATCCAGTAGCTCCAAACGATCAATTTACTGGTGGAACAAAACATGCTGGCGATCATAAAGGACACGAAGGAGAGCCTGGAGAAAGACAAGTAGTAAAAAGTAAAGGTATCTCATTTAAAGAATTAAGAGCAACAAAAAGTTCAAAAAGAAAACAAGATAAGGATCAAAAAGATCCAATGAAGAAAGTTAAAGAAGATATAGATTATGAAGAAAGTATTGAATTAACAGAAGTAGCTCATAAGGATCCAACTGTAAAAAAAATTATGGATATTTCAAAGTCAAAAAGACAAGGTAGTGTAGTTTTTAAAAACAAAGAAACAATGACAGTTGATCCTAAAGATGCAATGAAAATAATGAAGATTATTCCAAAATTAAATCCAAGAAATAGGAATGATTATACTACTAAACTTTCTAAAGATGCAGCAGGTTTTATGCAAGGTTTAGATTTTGCTAATCGTATGAGAGGATAAAATGGCACAAGGTACAACAAATAAAACACAAAAACCAAATGGATACGTTGTAGTAAGATCAGATGCTTCTGGATACTTAAATTTAAATGGTGGAACATTTCCAGCAAATGCAGCTGGAGAAACTGTACAAAGTATGGTTATATCAGAAGTTAAGTGGTCAGTAGATGGAACAAATAGATGGACTGTTAAAAGAGGTGCTAACACTGTCGCTACTTATGCTTATTCAGGCCATCATGATTATCAAGCATGTAATATGCCTTTGGAAGTAAATAGTTTTGAAAAAGTAGCAAATGTAGTGTTTACTAAGTCTGGTGGTAATGGTATGATAGTAATTAAACTTCATAAGAAATCAGGAGAATAAAATGAAACTGATATGCGAAGTATTAGAAGATAAATTAGAATACGTTACTGAAGCTAAAGATAACGGAGATAAAGCATATAAGATTAAAGGTGTCTTTATGCAAGGTGAAATAAAAAATAGAAATAATAGAGTTTATCCTTTAGAGATACTTAAAGAACAAGTTGAAAAATATAAAAAAAATTATATAGATAGTAATAGAGCATATGGTGAGTTAGGCCATCCAAGTGGTCCTACAATAAACTTAGAAAGAGTAAGCCATATGATAACTGATCTTTATCAAGATGGTAAAAATTTTATTGGCGAAGCTAAGATAATGGACACACCATATGGTAAAATAGTAAAAAATTTAATGGATGAGGGTGCGAAAATAGGAGTGAGTTCAAGAGGAATGGGTTCGTTGAAACAAAATGGTAATGGTACATCAGTTGTACAAGGTGATTATCAACTAGCTACTGCAGCAGATATTGTTGCAGATCCTTCTGCACCAGATGCTTTTGTTGAAGGTATTATGGAAGGAAAAGAATGGATATGGGATAATGGAGTACTTAGAGAAGCGCAAATAAGTGAGTTTAAGAATGAAATTGAAAAATATTCTAAAACAAAACTTGAAGAAGCAAAACTAAACGTATTTCAAAAATTCATATCAAAACTTTAATATTATAAATAATTGGTAAGATAAACAAGGAGAAAAAATATGTCTGAACAAGATCTTAAACAAGATCAGGAAGTTGCAGAAGATCAAGCTCAGCTTGATGAATTTAAAGCATCAATGGGAGATCCTTCAGAAGTTCCTGAGCCTACATCAACAACAGCAGCAGCCCCTGGTCCAAGTAAAGATCAAGGAGACAAAGAAGCACCTAAACAAGGTTCTTCAGAAAAACCTAAAATGCCACCTGAAGTCAAAGGTAAGATGACTAAAATGGGTATGATTAATGCCATGGTGAAAATGATGGGTAAACAAAATAAAGATAAAATCATGTCTGCTATGCAGTATATGAGCAAAGAAGGAATGATGCCTAAAGGTATGATGAATTCTATGATGATGCCTAAGCCAATGAATAGTATGAAAAAAATGCCAATGTCATCTGCTATGCATCCAGAAAAGAAAATGAAAATGGGTGAAGACGCAGAATATAAAGTAACAGCACAAGATGTTGACATCAAAGATGATGTAAAGGCTTTATTCAATGAAGAAGATTTATCAAATGACTTCAAAGAAAAAGCAGCTACAATATTTGAGTCAGTAGTTGTTAATAAAATAAATGAGCATATTGAAGTTTATACAGAAACAGTTAATTCATCTTATAAAGATGATGTTGAAGCTATTAAAGAAGAAATGTCCGATAAGATGGATAGTTACTTAGACTATGTTGTCGAAGAATGGGCAGAAAACAATAAAATAGCAGTTGAGCAAGGACTTAAAGCTGAACTTACAGAAGACTTTATGAAAGGTTTAAGAAACCTTTTCGAAGAGCATTATATTGATGTTCCAGAAGAAAAAGTTGATGTAGTTGAGGAGTTAGCTGCAAAGAATGAAGAACTTCAAGGACAACTTAATACTGAAATGGAAAAAAACATTGAGATTAAGAAAGCTCTTGAAGAAAATCAACAAGACAAAATTGTAGACCAAGTTGCTGAAGGTCTAAGCGATACTCAAAAAGAGAAGTTTAAAACTTTAGCAGAAGGTGTAGAATTTTCTGATAACGAAAGTTATGAGAAAAAATTAAATATTATTAGAGAAAGCTACTTTACTGAAGATAATAAGAAAGAGGTTTCTCAAATAGTGGGTGAAACTGATGAGCCTTTAGATGTCGTAGAGGCACAACCTAGTGGATCAATGGCTGGTTACGTTAGCGCGATTAGCAGATCTATTAAGAAATAATGTATATTATAAATATTGTTAAACAATTGAAAAGGCTGACTTTTCTCAAATACTAAACATAGGAGGACTTTAAAAAATGTCTTATTTAACAGAAGAGCTAGTAAAAAAATGGCAGCCAGTTCTTGAACATGCGGATCTACCTGATATTAAAGATCCTCATAAGCGTCAGGTTGTTGCCACTTTACTAGAAAACCAAGAGCATGCAGCTAGAGAATCTAGCGCAGGTTCAGGTGGATATTCAATGCCAAGTCTATTAGGCGAGGCTGCTCCACAAAACGCTATGGGTGGATCATCATCAACTGCTTCAGATGGTAGCATTGATATTTTTGACCCAGTTTTAATTTCACTTGTAAGAAGAAGTATGCCAAACTTAATTGCATATGACATCTGCGGTGTTCAGCCAATGACTGGACCAACAGGTCTTATTTTTGCATTAAGAAGCAGATTCTCCAAGCAAGACGGTGATGAAGCATTATTTAATGAAGCTAATACATCTCATTCTGCAACTGGATCACTAACTGCAAACACTGCTAACTTCGGTGGCGTGCTTGACGGTGCAGCTGGTACAAGTCAAGCAGGTAATGATCCAACATCAAGAGCAAGTGGATCTGGTTACACATTACATCAAGGTATGTCAACTTCTACAGCTGAAGCCCTAGGTGATAGTGCAGCTAACTCATTTGCAGAGATGGCTTTCTCAGTAGAAAAAGTTTCTGTTACAGCAGTATCAAGAGCTTTAAAAGCTGAGTACACAATGGAATTAGCTCAAGACTTGAAAGCAATTCATGGATTAGATGCTGAAACAGAATTAGCAAATATCCTTTCTGCTGAAATTCTATCTGAGATTAACAGAGAAGTAGTAAGAACAATTAACTATACTGCTACTGCTGGTGCTCAACAGAATACAACAACTGCTGGTACTTTTGACTTAGATGTTGATAGTAACGGTAGATGGTCAGTTGAAAGATTTAAAGGTTTGATCTTCCAAATTGAAAGAGATGCAAACCAGATTGCTAAAGCTACAAGAAGAGGTAAAGGTAACCTATTGATCTGCGGATCTGATGTTGCTTCTGCTCTTCAAATGGCTGGTGTATTAGATTACACTCCAGCACTTTCAGCTAACTTGAATGTAGACGACACTGGAAATACTTTTGCTGGTGTACTTAACGGAAGAATTAGAGTATATGTAGATCCATATTTCTCAAGCTCTTCAGGTAGCCAATACTATACAATTGGTTATAAAGGTGCAAGTGCATTTGATGCAGGATTATTCTATTGTCCTTACGTACCACTACAAATGGTAAGAGCAGTTGGTGAGAATACATTCCAACCAAAGATCGGGTTCAAGACTCGTTATGGAATGGTTGCTAACCCATTTGCTACATCAAATGCTGATGGTGCGATTGCATTCGCTAAGAAGAATATCTATTACAGATTTGCTATTGTAAACAACTTAATGTAATCACAATACAAATTGATATTTGAAAAGAGGGGTCTTCGGACCCCTTTTTTTTTGGATAAATACCTATATGAGCTCATTAACTGAACAACCTGATAATTTAAACTTTCTATCACCTATAAGTTTTAGATTTGTAGTTGATAAACTTCCTAATGTAAACTATTATTGTAAAAGTTCAAGTTTACCATCAGTTGCTATAGCTGAAGGAGTAACACCAACACCATTCATTAACTTACCATTTGTTGGAACTAAATTAGATTATGGACCTTTAGATATAAGATTTACTGTTGATGAAGATATGAAAAACTATCTTGAAATTTATGAATGGATGTTAGGATTAGGTGCACCAGAAAATTTTAACCAATATAAAGATTTAAATAATAATGATACTAGACCAACAAGTGGTGTATCAAATATAGGAAAAGGTGTACAAGGTGTTTATAGTGATGGAAGTTTAATTATTAATACAAGTTCTCAAAATCCAAATATGAGAATTAGCTTTATAGATTTATATCCAATTAATTTATCTCCATTACAATTTGATGTTGGATTATCAGATATCACTTACTTAGAAGCTGACGTAAGTTTTAGATATAGACAATTTAAAGTTGCACAAATATAAGTTTTGTAGTATAATAACTCTATGAAGATGGAAGAGTTATTAGATATGTGGCAAACTGACAGTAAGGTTGATGATACAGACCTTGATGTTGAGAGCCTCAAAATACCTACGTTACATGGTAAATACCTTAAGATAATGTATAATGAGAAGTTAAGACTTCGATCTTTGAAGATTAAACAAAAGTCTTTAACTAAAACATTGACTGAGTATTACAGGGGTGATTTGAATAACCCAGATGATTTAAAAGAAATGGATCGTGAACCCTGGCCAAAAGTTATACTGAAGCAAGAAATAGGAAACTATGTTGACTCAGATAAAGATATGATGTCTCTACTTTCAAAGATAGCATATCAAGAAGAACTTGTTGGTTGTTGTGAAGATATATTAAAAAGTATTAACAACAGAGGATTTCAGATTCGTGCAGCCATTGACTGGAGAAGACTTACACAATTTGGTGGAGCGTGATACGTTGATTATAGAACACGTAAACGAAGTTTATAGCAAAGTTACAGCTGATAATGGAATAAAACAAGAGTTAGTTGACTTCTTTACATTTGAAGTACCTGGTGCTAAATTTATGCCAGCTTACAGAAGAAGATTTTGGGATGGTAAGGTTAGATTATATAATGGTCAAACAAAATTAATTTACAAAGGTTTAATTGACTATTGTGTTAAGTTTGCTGAAGAGCGAGGTTATAAAGTTGATAAGAAAATTGAACAAGTACAAGTTATAAAGCCTGAAACAAATGATTATAACTTACCAATAAAACCAAGAGACTATCAAATACAAACATTTTTAACTTGTATCAATAATCAAAGACAGTTAGTATTGTCTCCAACAGCTAGTGGTAAAAGTTTAATAATTTATATGTTGACACAATATTATAAAAGTAAGAAAGTATTAATTGTAGTTCCAACAACAAGTTTAGTATATCAAATGAAAAGTGATTTTGAAAGTTATAATTGTAAAGAAAACATTCATACTATAATGAGTGGTAAAGAAAAGACAACACAAGATAGATTAGTTGTTAGTACTTGGCAATCAATATACAATATGGATCCAAATTATTTTAATCAGTTTGAAGTTGTTATTGGTGATGAGGCTCACTTATATAAAGCAAAGAGTTTAACTAAAATAATGGAGAAGTTAAAGAATACAAAATATAGAT